GTTCGGTGCGTCCTTCGCCTCGATCCAGGATACGGGCGCGACGCAGGGCACCGTTGGTCCGGCGACCACGCTCGGCGACACCGGCTGATCACGAGCATTACATGCAGAACGGGAGGGCGGCTATCTTGGTCGCCCTTTTCACATTCAACAGGAGACATCATGTCCGAGACTTTGTCGCTTGCCAATAAAGCCGCCAAGCCCGCATCCGCTGCGGCGCCTGCGAAGGTGCAGACCCTGCGCGAGACCAAGCCGAAAACCTTTTCCCCCTCGGCGCTGAAGCCTTTGGGCTACGGCACCACGGATTTCATGACGCTGGACGTGCCCGAAGGATGGTCCTTCGAGGATGTGCTGAAGCCGGTTGCCTGGACCAGCGTCGTCAATGCCATCGCCGCCGATCCCGGCAAGACCCAGCCCGACCGCGTCGGCTCGCTGGTCTATGTCAATACCCTCGACAACCGTTTCATGGCCTGGCTGCGCATCTCCAAGATCTGCCGCAACGAGCTGAAGAACCCGTGCGGCGTCGAAGCGCTGTGCATCGGTCCCGCCGTCGATCTGAAGACCGGCCGTCCGTGCCCGCTCGATCTCAGGACCGGGCTGCCGTGGGTCGATCCGCGGCCGGACGAGCCGAAGGCGGCGTAATCCAAAAATAGGGGCTGGCCATGGTCAACAAGCTGGAGATCTTCAATGCTGCGCTCGACGAACTCGGCGAGACCGCTGTCGGCGATACCGGCGAGGAGATTGAATCGGCGCGCGTTCTGGTGCGCCGCTATGACCGCGTCGTCGCCGATTGCCTCGCCGCCAACTCCTGGAACTTTGCCATGGAGACGGTCCAGGTCGATGCCGACACCGGGGTGACGCCCAGCTTCGGCTATGCCAAGGTGTTCGCCAAGCCCACGGACTGGGTCAATACCGCAGCGATCTCCGGCGACCCCTATTTCAACTTTCCGCTGACCTCCTATTATGACGACGCCAATTTCTGGTCGGCGGATTATTCGCCGATCTATGTGCGCTATGTGTCCAACGACACCGGCCTTGGCCTCGCCCTCGACCGCTGGACACCCGCCTTCACCCGCTATGTCGAGCTCGCTCTCGCCGAGCGCTGCTGCATGAAGATCACCGGGGACAAATCCCTGCGCGGCGACCTGGTCAAGCTCACCCATCAGGCAAAGCGTGAAGCCGAGGCTCAGGACGGCCTCAACGAGCCCCAACCCAAATTCCCGCCACCCGGCTCCTGGACCATGGCGCGCGCCGGGCGCCTGGGTCTGCGCGAGCGCGGCAACCGCAACTCCCTGATCGGCTGACGCCCGTGGCAAAGCAGAACGTCCCCTTCTCTGCGCTGAACCGCGGCATCGTTTCCCCGAAGGCGCTGGCGCGCGTCGATATCGACCGCACCCGGCTCTCAGCCGACGTGATGCGCAATTTCCTGGCCAAGACGCAAGGGGCGATGACGATCCGGCCGGGCACGATCCATTTCGGATCATCGCTGCGGGACACCGGCGCGGAATGGATCGAGTTCATCGCGGCCACCGACGACGTCGCGCTCGTCGAACTCGCCAACGACACCGGCACCGGCTTCGGGTCGATGCGGATCTGGCTCGGGGAGGACCCGCACGATATCGCGTTGCTGGAGCGCCCGCCTGTGGAGACGGCCGTCAGCTTGACCGATACCGGCTGGGCTGACACCTCGACCGGCGGCAGCGCATCGACCAGTGTCGTCGATGCGGTTCCGGCGATGACGTCGGCGGTTACCAGCGGCGTCACCATCGATGCCTCCTCGGAGGATGCGGTGCAGGGGAATGCCGGCTGGAAGGTCGGCGACAACGACAACGACACCACCTGGTGCGATACCGGTGCGAGCGTCAACATTCTGCCGAGCTGGGTGCGCTTCGATTTCGGGGCAGGCAACACCAAGGCGATCAGAAGCTATTCCATCCGCGCCAGCAAATTCTCCGGCCAGGTCGACAGCGCGCCGAACACCTGGGTCTTGCAGGGCAGCGCCAACGGCACCGTATGGACCACCGAGGACACCCGCGTCTCGCAGAGCGGCTGGGGCGTCAGCCAGAAACGCAGCTACACCGCACAGAACGACACCGGCGCCACCGCCTATCGCTTCTGGCGCCTGAACGTCACCGCGCACAACGGCGGCAGCAACGACCGGCTGGTGATCTCCGAGATCGAGCTGTTCCCGGCCGTGTTCAACAGCAAGAGCAACTTCTCCGCGGGAGCGCTGACGCTGAATGCGACCGCCATCGGCGCGCTTGCCAGGGTGGAACGTCATGTCGTGGTCGATACCGGGGACCTCGGCGTCGAGCATTCGCTGGCCGTCCGGATCGATCGGGGGCCGCTGGTCTTCCGTGTCGGATCGACGGCGCGCGATGACGACTATGTCTCGGAATCCTCGCTCGGCACAGGCTATCACAATCTTGCCTTTACCCCGGACACCGATTTCTACATCACCATCCAGACCGACGAGATCGTCGACCGCATCGTCGGCTCGCTGGAGATCGGCGATTCGGGCACGGTCGAGATCACCACGCCATGGACGGCGGCGGACCTGGACAATATCCGCTACGATCAGTCCGCCGATGTGGTCTACACCGATTGCCGCGGCGTGGACCCCTACAAGATCGAGCGCCGCGGCACCGGCCGGTCATGGTCGGCGGTCAAATATCTGCCGAATAACGGGCCGTTCCTGCCGGCTGCGTCCTCGGCGGCCAAGCTGTCGGTCAGCCAGCGCTACGGCAACACCACGATGAACTCGGATGTGCCGTTCTTCAATGAGGGCCATGTCGGCGCGCTGGTGCGCGCGTTTCACGAGGGGCAGAGCGGCAGGTGGCCGCTTGGTGCGGCCGATGCCGCAACCGATGCGATCCAGATCACCGGCATCTCCGACACCGGCAGCGGCGATGCGCCCGCCGAGCGCACCATCGTCGTCGCGGTTTCGGGGACCTGGGCTGGCAGGATCGTGCTGGAGCGATCATTCGACGGCGAGGATCGTGGCTTTCATCCCGTTCCCCTGAACTTCTTCTCGAGCGCTGTCACATCGGCCACCGACACCGGCACATTCACCAAGATCATCAAGGACCGGGACAGCAACATCAAGGCCTGGTATCGCGCCAGGATCGGCGACACCGGCACCGGCAGCAACGGCTACACATCAGGCGTTGCGATCGTCACCATCACCTATCCCGGCGGCGGCGTTACCGGCACTGGGCGGATCACCGGCTATAATTCCAACACCGACGTCTCCTTCGAGGTGCTGTCGCGGTTCTCCGATACCGGCCCGAGCGACAACTGGCAACAGGGCTATTGGTCGACAACGCGAGGCTTCCCGAGCTCTGTCGCGCTGCATGGCGGGCGCCTTGCCCATGCCGAGGGCGGCACCATGTTTCTGTCGGTTTCCGACGATTACGAGAATTTCGACGACACCACCGAGGGCGATGCCGGCCCGATCATCCGTACCCTCGGCTCCGGGCCGGTCGATAACATCTATTGGCTGATCTCGCTCGCCCGGCTGATCATGGGAACGACCGGGGCCGAGATCCAGCTCAAATCCTCCTCGCTCGATGAGCCGGTGACGCCGACCAATAGCGCCGCGACGACGATCTCGACACGCGGCTCCGCCAATATCCGTGCCGTCAAGCTCGACAACAAGGCGGTCCATCTCCAGCGCTCGGGTTCGCGGCTGTTCATGATCGGCCTGGGCGCATCGGCGCAGACGCTGGGCGATTTCGAGGGCGTCGAGCTGACCTTGCTTGCGCCGGACCTGCTCGCTGCCGGTGTGGTCTCGATCGCGGTGCAGCGCATGCCTGATACGAGGATCCACTGTGTGCTCGCCGACGGCACCGCCGGCATCCTGACCTATGAGCCGAACGAGGAGGTGATCTGCTGGCAGGAATGGACGACGGACGGATTCGTCGAGCGGGCGATGGTGCTGCCCGGCCTCGCCGAGGATGCCATCTACTACCACATCCGCCGCACCATCAATGGCCGGACCCGGCGCTTCCTGGAGAAATGGGCCAAGGAGAGCGAGTGCCTCGGCGATACCGGGCTGTCGTTCATCGCCGATTGCGCCTCGAGCTATACCGACACCGGCCGCACCAATGTGCTCACCGACATCGCGCCGCATCTGGCTGGCGAGAATGTCGTCGTCTGGGGCGATCTCGACACCGGCTCGACCCCGTTCATCGATCTGTCCCCGGACACCGGCTCGGACGGGTCGCAGCGGCTCCACGGCGTCGACACCGGCGGCGACATCACCCTGTCCCTGACCGAGGGACTTCACCATGCCGTGGCCGGGCTGCCCTATAGCGCGTCCTGGAAATCGACCAAGCTCGCCTATGGCGCGGTGATGGGCACGGCATTGACCATGAAGAAGCGGGTGCCGCAGGTGGGGCTGGTGCTCTACAAGACCCACAATAACGGCCTCTATACCGGCTCCGACACCGGCATGGACAAGCTGCAGCCTCTCCCCCGCACCCTCGACGAGGGCGCCGTGGTCGATCCGGACAAGATCTATGCCACGCTGGATGAGGCCCCGTTCGCCAATCCGGGGGGCTGGAAATCCGACAGCCGTCTGGCCCTGCGCGCCAAGGCGCCGCGGCCCTGCACCGTACTCGCCGTGGTCCCGGCCGTCGACACCAATGAGAGCTAGCTGGAAGATGTCAGGCAGGCTCGGCGATATGAAGCTCGACGTGCAATCCGGCAGTTGCGGCCATGTTCACCAGAGCGTCGAGGCTGAAACGGTCGACCTTGCCGCGCATGAGATCGGAAATCCGAGGCTGCATAAGTCCGAAGGACTTGCCGGCCTCGCACTGCGTCCATTTGCGGCGCTTGATCTCCTCGGTCAGCGCGATCATCAGCGCCGAACGCAGCTTCATATTCTCCGCCTCGGCAGGCGTATCCTCGATAGCATCCCACACGCTGGCAAAGCGATTACCGTTCATCGGTTCACCTCTCGGATCAATTGTTTGTATCGTCTCTCGGCCAGATCGATATCGGCCTTGGCTGTCTTCTCCGTCTTCTTCTGGAAACAATGCAGCACATAGACGGCCTCGCCGAGCGTCGCGATATAGACAACCCGGAATATCCCGCTTGCATCCCGGATGCGGATTTCTCGCGCGCACTTGCCGACTGTCGTGCTCATCGGCTTCCAGTCATCCGGATCAAGCCCGCGCTGCACGCGGTCGAGCTGATATCCAGCCGCGCGCCTGGCGACAGCCGGGAATCCGCGCAGATCGTCAAGCGCACTGCCTCGGAACTCGATCTGTTTCATCGGCATACGCCGACTATACAAGATTTTGTATATTCAATGCAACCCCAAATGCTGTCATGCCCGTGATCCGCCCCGCCACCCGCGCCGATATCAAGGCCTATGCCAAGGCCGATGACGCGCCATCGATGCGCGCCATCGTCATGGAGCGAGACGGCGAGATCATCGCCATCGGCGGCATCGCCTTGACCAGGGGGCGCTGGATCGGATTCTGCGACCTGCAGCCGGAGGCCCGTGTCTACAAGATGCACATCGCGCGCGCCGCACGCCGCTTCCTCGCCAAGGCGCGGGCGGACGGCATCCGTTTCATCTATGCCGGCCGCGATGAGGCCGAACCCGGCTCGCTCGCCTGGCTGACCAGCCTCGGCTTTATCCCAGACCCCAAATCCCAAATCCTCTATCGCTGGAGTGCGAAATAGATGGCCGCGCTTCCCGTCATCGCCGCCGTTGCCACGGTCGCCGGCACCGTGGTCAATGCGGCCGGCACCCTCGCCGCCGGCAAGGCGGCACAGCAATCTGCCAATTACGAAGCCCAGCAGCTCGACGTCGAGGCCAAGAACCGGCAGGCCGAAGCCCAGGTCAGGGCCGGCGAGCTCAAACGCAAGAAGGAGCTGGCGCTCTCCAACCTGCAGGCCAATGCGGCGGCCTCGGGCTTCTCGGCAACCGATCCGACCTCGCTGGCGCTTGCCGATGAGATCGCCCGCTACGGCACCTTCCAGGAGCAGCTCGCCCAATATGGTGGCACCTCGGAGCGCGCCGGGCTCGAGGCGCAGGCGGAAGGGCGCCGGATGACCGGCAAGGCGGCCAGGATCGGCTCCCGCTACAGCGCTGCCGGCACCATTCTCGGCGGCATCTCCACGCTCGCCGGCAAGTTTCCGGGGTCGCAATCCTACGGCGGCGGCAACGGCTGGGAAGCGACGATCGAACCCACCAACAGTTACAGGTCCTACCGTGGCTAAGCTTCCAACACGCGACGCGCTCGGCGGTCTGCCGGCAATCCCCTCGACGCCGATTGCGCGCTACGACACCACCGCCGGCGGCGAGGGCGCCGCCCAGGCCGGGCGTGCGCTGACGCAGGTCGGCGATGCGCTGTTCGTGCGCGCCAAGCAGCAGGAGCAGCAGGACGAATATGACACCGAGCTGAAATTCCAGCAGTTCAAATGGGACCAGGAGCTCGCCCGCGACGAGGCCCAGGAGAAGGTCGAGCCCGGCCAGGCCGGAAATTTCGCCAATGATTGGGCGACCGGCTACCAGAAAAGCGCCGATGAGTTCCTGGCCGGCGTTCCCGCCAGCGTGCGGGACAAATACGGCGTCAAGCTGAAAGTCGCCGAGC